TCGGTGTAACGAATGGCAGGTTTGGCGACAGAGAGTGTGGAAGAGCCCTGCACGATATTGGCAGGCAAGGTGAAAGGATCACCGGAGTCAAGATTAAGGGATTTGAAGAGAGCGTAAAGAGACGGTTGGAGTGATTTGACCTTAGTACAAAGACGCATGGAGAGGTACAATTGCGCTACTTCGGGTCTGACGCCGAGAAAGACCATCAACATAGTGAACATCAAGACATGGGGCAATGTGTGAGACGAATCTTGCCTAGTGATGTCATACTGCTCATTTCCGTCGGCAAAAGGGTCACCAGACAAGACGTCATTGGTTAGCTTGGTAAGTTCAGCGTCACTGAGGCCCATGTCAAAGATCACTCCTTTCCTAGCAGAGCGAGTGAGATTGGCGCAGAAGAGGCGACTTGATTCACCCATGACCTCATTGTAGGACGGCGAACCAGCTATGATCGACTGGCCATAACCGACTTCATTGGAAAAGTGCGCTTTGGGTTTGACCTTAAGTTGATCCTTGAGGAAGCCAGAAAAACCAACGGAGGCAGCAGACTCACCGAAAGCTTCGGTAGTATTGAGTCGAGAGACGAAACCGGTGGTCCTCGAGTGAAACCAAGAGAAACATAGATCGTCGGTTAACCTAGACGTGATCTCGTCATCCAAATAGGCAGTGGTGAACGATTCCATCAGTTGAGCGGCCTTGTGGACCACTTCGGGCGTCATCAGGGTGGCCTTCGTAGGCTCGGCGAGTTGTCTGAGGCATACGTTGCGAAGGTCATGAAAGGTATGTGAAGACGATTGAACAACGCCGAGAGCTTGAGCGTCCCTGTAACCATAACGTGTGTGTTCCACGTCGTCGATGTTTGTCTCACCGAACTTCTTGAGACCAAAAGCAGGGCCAAGGTCGAGAGTAGGAATATCGGTGAAATGGCTAGACGCGGTCGGGAGGACGGCACGAGCTGCGATGATAGATTGGACGACGTCACGCCCAGGAAAGGTTAGGACGATATCGTCAGCATCGACAACGTTGATGTCAGACACAAAGACAGAATCAGGGTCTGGGACGATGATTTCACTGTGCTCATGGTGCCTGCTGGTCCCAGAAACAAGACGGGTGTCAAGGGCATTATAGATATAATTGCGGTAAGACCCGCCCTGAACAAACGGTTGGGCTGGCTCAAGACGACACCCAGCGAGTGCCATCGATGCGACACCAGATTCCATAACCATGACACAAGACTTCGAATGGCGAGTGACACCAACGATGACAACAGACCTGGCGTTAGCGAACCAATTGAGATATTTGCCCGAG